CTCTATTTTTTGAACAGGTTCTTATCAAGCTATTGTTTTTCAATTTGGATATTCAACAAAAAGTATTTCCATTTTTAACGGTTGATATCTTTGATAAAATTGAAAATAAAAATATAGTTCAACGGATTTTAGATTTTTATAAAAAGGTATCAAAATTTCCTAATGTTTCTGAGTTAAAATTAGACTTAATAGAAGATGAAGATCAACAAAAATATTTTATTGAAATAATTGAAACAGACATTTCTGAATATGATTCTAAGTTTCTTCTTGAAAAAATTGAAGAATTCTTCAAGAAGAAGCTTATTTTTCATGAAATTGTTAACGCCACAGAATTATTAAAGGATGATGATCTTGATAAACTTTTGGTAATTCCTGATAATCTTCGTACCGCAGTTGCATTTTCTTTTGATACCAATGTAGGAATGAATGTTTTTTCTGAAAATGGTAAAAAGAGAATGTATGAGCATATTCATCAAAAGAATGAGGTAATTTCTACAAAACTACCAGATTTAGATAAGGCAATCGGTGGTGGATTTCATAAAAAATCAGTTTCGGTGCTTTTAGGACAAGGAAATATTGGTAAAACTTTAATTGCCTGTGCAATGTCAGCAAATCAGCTCCATTTAAATAAAAAAATTCTTTACATTACAATGGAGTTAACCGAAGAATATATTACTCAAAGAATAATTCAAAATTTATTTAATATGAATCAATATAAATTAAAGGAATTATCAGAAGAAGAATTTAATAAAGAATATGATAAATATATAGATAAATTTAAAGATTTGTTGGTTGTTAAAAAATATTCACCAGGAATTAATTGTAGTCATATTAGACATTTGTTTAAAGAGCTTGAGATGAAGAATAATTTTCGTCCTGATTTGTTATATGTTGATTATCTTGGAGAACTTGATTCCATTAAAGAAGGAAAGAATTCTAATGATATTGGAAAATATAAATGTCAAGAATTAGAAGGAATTGCATTTGACTTTGATATACCTGTTGTTACACCAGCTCAGGTTAACAGGGGTGGTTATTCAACATCATCATTAGATCCTACTGATGTGGCTGATTCTATAGGTATCTTTACCGAAACTGATTTAGTCATAGGAATCACTCAAACTCAAGAACAATACGAAGGTAATAGTTATACTTTAGATATTATGAAGAATCGTTTTGGTGATAAACTTCAAAAAGTTATAATAGGTGTGAATAGAGCATTGATGCAAATATTTACACTCGATGAATTAAAATTAATAAGTTCAGGGAATGATGATAAAATTGGAAAAATGACAGGTCTTATAAATATGGGTGAAAAGGCTAAAAAAGAAGAAAAGAAAAATAAGATAGTAATTTTTAATTGAAAGGATCTTGAATGTCTCAAAATTCTGTTTTTTTAAATAAAGATACAATTCATTTTAAAAATGAAGAAAATGAAATTATTGATAATTTTAACAAGGAAAATTTTATTAGAGATATTCAAAGACTGGGTGTTGATTTAGAAAATTTAGATAAAAATTCAAATGATTTAGATAAACAGGTTTTTAATTGGGTTTTGAATAAATTAAACAGTGATTATAATTACAATTTATATGAATGCATATTATATCTAGAAAAGGATTATATACCATTTAAAAAGTTGTTTAATTTGCTTGATGATTCAAATAAACAAATTCTTAAGGAAGAACTCTCAAAAAAATATAATATTAAAATAATGAGAACTAAACTTTCTAAATTTTTCATAAAATGACACAAGAAATTAGACCAATTCAGGTATTTTCTTTTCAACGATCTGTTCAAGTAGCTTTAAAGCAAGATGAAATAGATTTTGATTTAGATAAAATATTACCATATCCAATGTTTAAAAGATCACCAGAATACATTATTAATCAATGTAATCGGATAACATCAGAAATATATTCAAATGTCTATAGTTTTTATGAATTCAAGTTGATTTATCTATATTTATTGTTATTTAATAAGAATGTTGATTTAAAAAATATTAATTTAAAAAATATAAAGAAGATTAGGAAATTATTCAGTAATAATCAATTACAAAATGATCGTGAATTGATTTTAAAATTAAAGGAAGAGATAGACTATGATGATATAAGTTTTTTCTTTAGATTTAATGCAAATGATGTTACATATCTTTACGAATTTATAGAAAAAGAATTAATATCACCAATGTTTTGGTTAAGATATGCTGATGATAAATACTTCAAAAATAATGAATTTATCGAAAATGAAAAACACCAACATTTTAGAAATGTAATGAAACTATTAAAAAGAGTAATTTTAAACAATAATTAAAAGGAGCTTTAAAATGGCTGAACGTAAATTTGGGGCAATTGACTGGGAAAAAATCACAACGAATATATCTGAAAGAGAATCAAAAGGTAGTCGTCAGGTTGATGGTAGAATTTTTATACCAAAAAGAGGTGAAGATGGAAATGCTGAATATAAGTTGAGATTTATTCCACCTAAAGATTTGGCTGATCTTGGTGTTCCATACGCTAAATGGTTCAGTCATAGTGTTGAATTGAATGGAAAAAAATTATATCTTCCATTTTGTCCAAGTACAATAGGTTTAGAATGTCCAGTTTGTCAGGAATATCTTGAAAATTGGAGTGCTGATCAGGAATATGCAAAATTATTTAAAAGAAAGACAATTATAATTTCTAATTTTATCATGATTAAAGACCCACAAGAAGAAAAGAATAATGGAAAGATTTTTCTTCTAAAATATGGTGTTCAGATTCATGAAAAGATTTTAAATGCAATTAAACCGCCACAGGGCAGTGTTGATGATCCTATTCAGGTTTATGATCCTTATGAGGGGGCAAATTTTAAATTTAAGATTAAGACGAAGAAATTTAATAATACAGATGTTCCTAATTATGAAGATTCTTCATTTGAAGGAAAATCTGAACTTCCTGAGGAATTGATTGAAAAGGCTATGACAGAGGCATATCCTTTAGGTGAATTTGTCCTTAAAGAAAAATTTAATATTTTAGATGAAGTGACAGAAAAATTTAATGCCTTTATGAATAAAAGTTCAAAGACAACAATATCAATGAGCTCTACTTCTTCTGAAACTTCTAAGGAAGAAACTAAATCTGAGACAAAAACTGAAGAATCAAAGAAGGAAGAGATAAAAACAGAAACACATAAAGAAGAACCAAAACAGGAAGAGCCACCTAAAACTTCATCAACACTATTAAATCTTGAAGATGATGATGATGCTTTTTGGGCCAAAGTAAGAAGTAAGAAATAAGAAATAATTCCTTTCATAAAAAGGCATAGAAGGTTTGTGTTTATTTTAAATTTGAAATAATCTTCTGTGCCTTAAATTTTATATATGATAAATCTTTTAGAACAATCTATCTTAAGAAAATATACTTCTATTATAATTAATTCACATTTTCCTGAAGCTGTTTATAAAAATGAAAAGTGGAATTTTCGGTGTAATATTTGTAAGGATTCAAAGAAGAGTTTAAAGAAGAAGAGAGGTTGGATAGAACCAAGTAAAAAGACAGGAGAATTAGTCTTTAAGTGTTATAATTGTGGAAAATTTTATAATTTAAGGACTTGGTTAAAACTTTATTTTCCTGAATATCATAGGATGTTCTTAAATGAATATCTTCAAAATGAAGTTTCACCGGTTAAAGTCGAATTGCCAGTTCAAAAGCCTAAAGAAGAAATTTCTACGGAAAAAGATAAATTTATTTCTTTAATTTCTGAAGAAGAAAATTCTTTAATTAAAAAGGCTCAAGATTATGTTATTGATAGAAAAATTCCTAAAGACATTTGGGCTAAATGGTTTGTTTGTTCTAAAGGAACTATGGTAAATCGGTTAATTATCCCATTTTATGATAAAGAAGATCAGATTTATTTTTGGCAAGGTCGAGCATTAAATTCTAAGATGCAACCAAAATATTTAAATTGTAAACGAAGCCGAGATCAAGCAATCTATAATATAGATTTTATTGATAGAGGTAAAGAGGTTATAATAGTTGAAGGTGTGATAGATTCTCTTTTTATAGAAAATTGTATTGCTACTTTAAGTACAAATTGGTCAGAAGAAGTTCAAAAAATATTAAATTTATTAAATAGTTATTATTTGATTGATTATGATGATTCAAATGAGACAAAGAAAAGAGTCGAAAATTTAATTAAAGAAGGCAAAAAACTCTTTAATTGGGTTAATTTTATCAAAGATTTAGGCCTCCCAAAAAAGAAAAAGTGGGATATAAATGATGTTTATAGATATACAAATAGAACAGAAAAATTCACTTTCGATGAATTAAAATGTTATTTCACTAATAATTTTTATGACAGTATTTTCTTTAAAGGTGGGGATTTTTAAGCTGATGTGAATGGAAGTTTGAATAGAGTAAAGGAATAATAAATGATTGTAGGTTCTTTAGATTATTCAATTGCAAGTTCAGGTGCCTGTAAATTTATTTTAGATGATAATTTAAATGTAATTCAAAAAGATTATCTTTCATTTACTCAATCCAAAAAATTTCAGAAAAAAGATAATATTATCTATTATAAAAAAGACCAATTTAAAGATCATTATGAACGAATTATTTGGATTAGAGATTCTTTATTTAACTTTTTAAATGGATGTGATTATATTGCATTAGAAGACTATGCATTTGGAGCTTCTGGGCGTGTTTTTGATATTGCTGAAGGATGTGGGTTAATTAAAACTCAACTTTATGAAACTGGACATAAATTACGTCTTTATGATCCGCCTTCGATAAAAAAATATGCAACTGGAATGGGAAATAGTGATAAAATTCACATGGAAGAAGATTATGAAAAGATAGATATTAATAATCGTTTTAATTTAAATTTTTTACCTTTTGTTAAAGATAATAAATCAGGAAATCCTAAAGATAATATAATAGATGCTTATTTTATTGGTCAACTTTTAATCCTTGAACTTAAGGTAAGACATGGAATAATCTTATTAAAGGATTTAAATCCTAAAATTATTGAAATTTTTAATAAAGTTTCAAATCATTATAAGGATAATCTTTTAGTTCGTGAATTTATTGAAAAGAGGAAAGATGTCAACCAAGCTTAATCAATTTTTTGTAGATGCACCACCTCCTAATATCAATATTTTAATCTTTGATGTTTATAATATGGTCTATCGGTGTTTCTTTACTGCCTATTTTGAATTTATGCAGCATAAGAATGCATATCAACAAGGTATAGAGAATAAGGAATATACAGAGATAGAGATGTTTGAATATTGGAAACATCTTTTTTTAAATTCCTTTTTCAGTAATGTTAGGCGAGTTCAACCAAATAGAATCATCATGGCTATAGAAGGTAAAGGAGAAATCTGGAGAAAAAAGATTTACCCAGAATATAAAGCAAATCGACATCATGATGATAAAGAAATTGATTTTGAGGCAT